TCATTTCCTGCTGAATCCACGCTGTTTATCACCGTAGGCTTTGCCAAACCGGCCATGAATTGAATGCCAGCCGGGGAGCCGCTCCAGCACGGCGTTAATCTCCCGTGCATCCGATTTGCGCATATCGCTGATGGGTTTGCAGTACAGTTCGCACCACACCTCCGCCGCACAAACCTTGTCCCTCTCCACCATCGTGTAGCTTTCTTCCCCGCCCTTCGCCAGTCCACTCCAGAACGCCCGGCGCTGGTCGATGTCCCACTTCACCCAGTCGTCAGGGATGGGGCGCTCAATGAACTCAAGAATCAAACCTTCCTGCACGCTGGCTTCACGGTGCTCTTCCTGCTTGTCTCGCGCCAGCGCCTCCACCTCACCCGTCAGATACAGTGACTCGCCCATTTGCCAACGCACTTTGGCTTCCGCCCACACCTGCCGGATTACGTCATCCGTCAGGTCGTTAAACACGGTCTTGTCGTGCGGCACTATGCCCACGTCCACGGGCCAGAAGCGGCGGTTGCCGGTCGTGTCCTGTAAGAAGTCTACCTGATTGCAAGTGCCAAAGAAAACGCAGCAGCGGGGTAAATCCTTAACGTGACGGCCATAGGCGGCGCGGTAGCGGTCAGCGCGCAGGGAGAGAAACTGCTTGATGCACGTTACGTCAGAGCGCCTGAAAGCGTCCAGCTCAGCGATTTCCACCAGCCACACGCCCTGCAAAAGCTCAGATGCTTCCTTGCCCTCGAACGTTCTGATGGAGTCATTGAAAAAGCCGAGGCTCATCTTGTCAAGCAGCGTTGACTTGCCGATGCCCTGCGGGCCGCACAAAATCAGCATATTGTCGTACTTGCAGCCGGGAAGCATGGCACGAGCGACAGCCGCGACGAACGCCTTGCGGCACACAGTGCGGTTGTACAGCGAATCCTCCGCGCCCAGATAGTCGATGAACAGCGTATCCAGCCGGGGTGTACCGTCCCACGTCAGACCCTCGATATAGTCCTGCACTTCGTTGAAAGCATGGGTTGCGGCGTGGATGTCCAGCGCAGCGTCGATATTCCCGCGCCCGGTTATGGCGTACTGCTTTTCCATGTACCAGTACAGGCCATTGGAATCCGTGTCCGACCACATACGGCGGCGGTGCTCACCCTTCGCCACGTCCCACGGCAGCTTCTCCAGCACCTCGCCGCGCCCGGCAAAACGGTTCAGCGCAAAGCGCCCTTTCAGCAGCGGGTCGTTTTCCAAAATGATTCGCACGTTGTCGATGGAGCCTTTAATCCTGCCTGTCTGTGGTTCACGCTGGAGCTTGAGCATCCAGTTTCCGGGGTCATCAGCGTTATCCGCGCCCACGCCCTCAAAATCAGCTATGGCGCTGTCGTAGCGTTCCTGCATCAGCAACACAGCCACATCATCAAGGCTGTTGGCATACTCCAGCATTCGCTTGTAAGATGGCAGACGGTTCGCTGGCGTACTCGCATCGCTCACATCATCCGCGTCTCCGAACCTGTGTAGCCTCACCATGTCGAAGCTGTTTACCAGCCTGCCGGAACAGGGATCCGTGGCGTGATGGCTGAACAGAAACTTGCCGTTATCATACACGATGGCGCCGCCCGTGGTAGAGCCGCCCAGATAGGTATAACGGTCTTTCTCATTGTCCACCGCTTCGTAGATGCCGGGCAGCAGCTCGTCGATAGCGCGGTAGATGTCGTAGGTACGGCAGAACGCACCCACGATGCCGGGCTTTGCTTCGGGGTCGCCTTGCTTGACTGCCAGCTTTTGGTAGATAAAACTGCCGGGAACCTGCGGCCACTCGCTGATGTCGTGCCAGTCCTTATAGCTTGCCAGCAAAGAATCAACCGACGCAAAAGGCTCGTCAGCCGTGCGGAATACAAACTCACTGTCCGAGCAGCAGGACGGCCAGTACATCAGGCGCGACACCTCAAAGGTCGTCGGGTCGGCCATACTGATGCCAATGTAATCCGCCATACGCCGGGCGCAAGGCTCGTATTCGTCCGGGGTCATGGTTCTGTCCGTAGGAATCAAAACGCGCAGTCTGGGGGCGTTGGGCGCGTGCTTGCGGGTACTGTAAACGCAGTAGTTGCATTTGAGACCGTCCAGCGTCGCCAGCACCGCGTCTGTTTGCCAGCCGGGGACGTTATCAAAGTCCAGCGTGATTACGTCCCTGCCCGTTACGGCGTTCGCTTTGCGCCGTCCTCCGGCGAGAGCGCCAGCCACAAAGCCGCCAACATCCTTCAAGTCGTCCTGCTGGGCTTTTTTCAGTTTGGTGTATTCGGACAGAGCTTCCACGCCGCGGGCGGGCGTTTTCAGGCGATCGTAGAGCTCAGAAACCGTCAGCGTTTGACGCTGCCAGTTAATGTCCTTACGGCTCTTGCCCGCCGAAATGATAATTGGTCTGTCGTAGGTCATGGTGGTTCTTTCGCTCCCTTTTCCGCATTATCTGCAACGCCTCATGGCGGCTTTTTCTGTGGGGCTCGGCATCGTGCGGTTGCACACCGTTTCATAGCAGCCGTAGATAGCGTTCAGTTCTTTATCCTCTGCATCACGGCGTATCCTCGCTTTTTCTTCGCCTGCCGCACAGATAGCCTGAAATTCTGCTGTGCTCATCCTGCCCGTGCGAACCAGCGCATTGTACAGCTCAGATACCTTGTAGGCATCCACGTTGTGGGCGGCGCGGTCACGCTCGGTTAGGTGGTGCATAAACGCTTTGTACATGGAGCGATATTCAGCCGCTTCCTGCAAAAGCGCATTTTTCTCAGAATGGTATTTCGCGCGCCGTGCCTTGCGGCAGGTGTCCTCCATTGCATCCATGATGTTCTGGAGAAAAGTCTCCTCACTGATAACTACGGTTCCGCACTTCTGACAACGGATTAGTTTCATTTACTTCACCTTTGCTTTGTGTCGATTGAAACGAGCCGTGTAACCTCTTTTACTTCACCTTGCCGAGAGGACAGCGGTACTCATACAGCGCTTTGTGTCCATCCGCAAACTGGATCGTCAACCTCTGAGGATAAGGCTTATGCGCATTGTTTTTCGCCAGATATTTTGTGTCAGTGACGATGCGCTCTGCGCCTGCTGGCAACCGCAGATGAAACGTTTCGCACTCTCGGCACATGTTCTTGTCCGCATACGTCGTGCCGCACACTTCACACTTGTATACCTTGCTTTCAATCATGTGCGCTCCTCCTTTAACCGCGTCAGCTCCCACAACTCATAAGCGCGCTGATGCAGCAGTTGCCATACGTCTGACAGTCCGTTACAGTATCCGATTTGCCGCTGTATCCTCTCTTCCAGCACCTTCAACGTCGCGTCGCGCACGATGTTCGGTGGATCTGTTTTCTCGATGCGGTCGCGTTCAGCGGCGAGAATGGACAATCCGGTGCGCGCTTTTTCCAGCATCTCATCTGCACGAGAACACAGATACAGCACTTCTTTCTCACTGATGGCCGCGACCTGCCGCGCCTGAGCAGGCGCATACAAGAGGATCGACTTGTCGGGTTCTACCCCTATGCGGGTGCATTGTGACTCTGCGTCACACAGATGCAAAAACGGCACGCCACGCACCATGAACCCTCTAAGGGTTTTATCCTTGATATGCTTGCAGTAAACATGCCCCATGACAGCGACCTCCACTTACCTCTATCGTCGTTCTTGCCGCGCTATGCAGTCGTTCGGATATTTATCCCGCCGCCCACGAGGGGCGGCGGGATTGCTCCGATGTCAGATGTCAGGAAATTTGGAAGCAGATGGGGGCGTGAAGCGCGTTGGATGCGTCGTAGCTGCCCGTGCAGCCGCTGCCGCTGACAAGCACGAAGCAGGTGGCAATGCCGCTATAAGCAGAAGAAGTCCAATACCATCTTGTGCCCCCATCCTCATCAACCCGCACACGGGATTCAGAAGTGGAAAAGACCGGGTAGCGCACCCCACACTCAGCGGAAGAAAAAATCGCAGAACCGAACAACTCACTTTCGGTCGGAAGAAACAGCATATCGGTACTGGTATGCTTGCGTCCCTTGCAATCCACGCTCTCGCGAACGGTAGGCTGAATCAGCTCTCGCAGTGCGTCGGGCAGGGATTCAAGCATATCATGGTTCAGCCAGTGACGAAGCTCTGTGTCCACCCAGCCGTTAGGACACGCACCGCTGTGCATACGATGCGCAGGTAGTAGCTCTTTGGACATAAAGGTAACAGTAGGGCGCTCTTTATCTCCCTCCGCCCGGTCATGGCAGCAGCCGATGATCTCGAAGTGATAGCCGAAGTCCTCAATCACGTCGCGGAGCTTGAAGCGCTTAAGAAAAGTGCCGTTCCGCAGGGAGTCACGCACAAGAGCCAAGCCCTGAACGGACACGGGCTTCTCGCAGAAGCCCAGCTCCTTGATCTGTTCCGGGGTCAGGAGCGTTTTGTTACCGTTGATGCAGATGTAACCTTCCATGATTTCTCCTCCTTATCGGCGAATATGGACGGCAGCGCGTCCGTTCGTCTGCAAATTGTTCCAAAAATCCGTAGAAATGACGTTGCCCTCTTTCACGGGCTCAGCATCGGGAGGGGGCACGGGAATCGGAACAGGTTGTCTCCGTGCGACCGCGTGCACGGTGCTTTCGGCATCGTTAGTCGTTCGGGCAGTGATTCGGATGTTTTCTTCCTTCTGCGCCTGACGATAGCCGGAGCTATACGCCCTGCTCTCACTGTCACGGCGAATGCGATTGTGTACCGCGTCCGTCGCAATGCCGAGGGCGAAGAAGAAAAAGGCAAGTACGATGTCCATAGTCTTTCCTCCAGTTATTTATTTCCACCACCAGCAGTCCAACCGCTGTGACAAAACACACAGACCGTTGTACAGGATGGAAGGTAACAGAGTTAGCAGCATGAGCGGGTAGATAAGCGGAACCTTAATCAGCCTGCGCACAAAACGATTCAGACTCCAGACGAAGTAGGTCATTTGTGATCTTCTCCTTCATCGAAGCAGAAGTCCGCCCAGCTCTTTTCACGGTCTACCTTGAAAACGCGGTCAAAAACTTTGGCAATACCGTGCTTGCAGTGATTGCAGTCTTCTTCGCAGAGGAAGCAGTAAAAGCCTTGCACGAGCTGGCACAACAGGACCAAATCATGCGCGTTGATGGCCGTTGCATCTTCGTCCATGTGACTGACGGGAGCATTGTAGTACACCTTGTACTTCATGCTCGGCAGCATGCGGCGGATGGCGCGCTTCTTCTCTGCCGGAATGGTCTCTACGATGCGCGCCAACAGCCGTGACAGCGTAGCCTCCGCCAGCCGCAAATCGCGGTATCCGTTGGGGATGGCTTTGAGCCTGTCCCGCATATCGGTCTTTACCCCGTCAAACTCCTGTAACGCGGCAAACATGGCAAAGAGTCCGTCCATCTCACCCTGCCGCATTCGCATTTCAGGAAGGGGCTTTCCTACGTCGTTACTCATGGTTCTGCGCCTCCTGCTCATCGAGATCGTGCTTGAATTGATGACGGCTTATGACCGTCCACAATAGCTAAATATTTTTAGCTGCTGAGTTTATTATAGCAAAAATACTTTGCTTGTCAATATGTTCAGCAAAATATTTTTTACTATTCTCTCGGATAAAAGCCCCGCCGCAAGACAGTACGGCGGGTCACCAAACTCTCAGCGAGGAATTTTATCAAGGTGCATTCGGCTTCCTGTTGCTTCCGTCTGCCCGCAATACTTGCCAGTGTACGGACGCTCGACACCTTGCGCTTGCTCGAACACAATCTGAGCCACAGGATAACCGGGGCGTATCAAAATCGTGTTTTTCGTTTCGTTTTTGAGCTCCAGCGTAATGTGTCCATGAAAACCGGGGTCAATAAAGCCAGCGTTCTGCACTGTCAGCCCTGCGCGACCGATGGAAGAACGTCCCTGCACAAACGCCGCAAGATGCAGCGGCAAGTTGATGGACTCTATTGTCGTGGCGAGGGCAAACTGACCGGGACGCAACTTGAACGCCTTACCTTTTTGCAAAACGATTTTCTTGTATTTTACCTCGTCGCCCAGCGCCACACTACCGAACCACTTGCGTCGAGGAACCAAGAAGGATGTGCCAATGCGCACGTTCAGGCTCGCTGGGTTAATAAGCAATTTAGGATACGCCGGGAAATAACCCTCCGCCATCATCCGCTTAATTTCAGAGTCGCCCAAAATCATGTGCGTTCATCTCCTTCACTTCGTGTAGCTTCTTCCACCTGCTCAAGCTCACCACCGCAGGCCGCATATCCTGCGAGATCGATCCAGTTATCTGCTTTTCCGTGCCCCGTTGCGATACGGGCGATTTTCAGCAGTCCCAGCATCGCCGCAACGTCTTTCGAGTCGATGCCGATAATGTTCGGGCGCATACAGGGGCGAAGATAAGCATTCCAAAATGCAGCAACCAATCCAAAGTTGTTTTCGGGAGAACCGTAGTCCTCTTGCCTGTCACCGTTCACACACTTCGCGGCGGCTTGTAGCACTTCTTCACGAGTCATGGTTTCCTCCTCCAATCGTTTCTTCTTTTGCCGGTTCATCGACCGGCACAATATCGAACAGACGGCGGCCATTATCTTGAAGCACCTGATAGATTCCGCCAGAGAGCGCCCGCACAAGCTGTTCTTCATCAGGCACTTCAATCTGTGCGTTATTGATTAGGATGTGCAGGATTTCGTGCCAAAGAGTGACGCACATGTGCTCATATCCCTGCGTATCAGGGTTTAGTTGTATGCGGTTGTGGACGAAATCGGCGTATCCGTGCGCAATGTTCGTCCCATCGTTCAGCGACTTCACACGCTCCACGGGATAATCAATGCCGTTGATTCGCACGAAAGACGGTATCTTCAAGTTGCGGCCTCCTGTTCCTCTGGCGCTTCATTGCCCCATACCTTCCAGCCGGGCGCTGCTCTGCGCGCAAACAGTTCAATGCGTGGGGTATAGGAAACACGTTCGATCATTTTGCGCATGGTTTCGGGCTTGCGGCTGTGTTCACGTTTCGGTTCAACAAAGCCTGTTACTCCCTGCATACGCTTTCCTTCCTCCAACTTGTAAGGTAGTTTTTTTTTGTGTGGTTGCAAAGATACAGTGCTCCGTCATACCGCGAAAATACTGCCCCAAGCCCATGCTATCCTTGCACCAAGTAATCAGTGTAACATACTGAAAGCCCCATGCCTTTACGCATTCCAGCGCGTCAGGCAGGTAGTTGTTCGTCGTCCACATATACAAGTGACAGCCCTCTGGATCTGCGAGTGAAGCGATAGGCAAGGTCTTGATTTCCTTTATGGACATCAGAGCGTAATGCCGGTCAGCCCCGCGTTTAATCTTCCCGCCGCCGCGCTCTGGCCATGGCGGGTCTATGTAAATCGTTTTGTATTGTCCTTGCGGAAACATTTGCACATCTCCTATTCTTTTTCAGGGAAATGCCGCTTTGTAACGGCCATCGGAAACTCTTCGATTTCGCTTGCCCATACGCATGAACCTGACCCGTTCAGCGACTCCCACAGCAGCGGAAAGCCGCCTATCCCGTCAAACAGGCTTGCCATTGTGCGCTCTGTCCCGCAGCAGACCGTTAGGCGCTGCAATACATATAGCCACGGCGGGAGGGCAATGCTGTTGCCGAGTGCCTTATAACGTTCGCTGTCCGTGCTCTCTTTGTGACACTTTCCTTTGCTGTCCATCCACTCACCGATGTCTGTCCAGCCATCAGGGAAGCCTTGCAGACGTTCACACTCAAGCGGCGTCATACGTCGCACACAGTAACCGCACCGCGGGGGTATTGTTCAGGTTCAAGCTCTGCCCGCCATTACTTTTGGCTTGCAGTGTTCCATTGACACCTGTGTTTTCCGTGCCGTTGCGGCAGTCCACCGCAGCAACGTCGGACACGACCAGCGCCGTATAATCCGTAACGCGGCTTTGATGATCTCCCGTCTGTGTAGGCGCTATCTCGCCCTTCCCGTTACCCCTTGCGTCGTAAACCACGGCAGGCCGATCAACGGTGTTCAGCGTATAGCTCTGTTCTGCTTTCCAGCCCTTGCCGTTGCACCCGGCCGTATCGGCGCGGTCAATACAGTTTTCCTGAGATGCTGTCATTCAGTTCCTCCGCCATCAAACGGAGCATTTCCGCCCGTTCATTGTTGTTCACACGACCTACCTCCTTTGGCAAAGATCAATTTCAGGTAACTTTATCTCTACGGGGACGAGGTTCCCTTCACTGCCGTACCGCAGAAGAATCGCTACGATACTGTGTGGATAGTGTTCAAAGCGTTCCGGCGCATCCGTCCGAACCAGAAAAGAACATTCTTTCGTAGGACGGCTCAAAGCCGCGCCGGGACGGTAATGCTTGAGGTTGACGTAAATTAAGCCACCCTTGTACCAATCCTCTGCTTTGGCAAAAACGCCGTCGTACCACCCTTCAAAGTAGACACGGGGCATGATGCCGTACCTCCTCACAAAGTCTATTGTGGATTATCCAGAAGTACCTTGGCTCGATTTCAAAACCGATAAAGTGCCGATTCATCCGAGCCGCCGCAACCGCCGTCGTACCGCTTCCCATAAAGCCGTCGAATACAACGTCACCCTCTTTGGAATGCTTCTCAATGCACCGCTGTATCAGCTCTACCGGCTTTTGATTTTGGTGAAGCTGTTTGCGTCCGCGTATGCCCGGAAACTCCCACACGTCACCCAGCCGCTTTCCGTTAAACGGAGCGCGACCTTTATTCAGCAGCAAAAGCACTTCGTATTGCTGCCCAAATTGCGCTTTCAAGTCACCCATCGTCCACTCACTTTTCACCCAGACAATCGCGTTTTTGACCGTAAAATGAGCATTTTGAGCCGCTGTTTTGAAGAAATCCTGCGTTTTTGCAGAACAAAACATGTAAAAAGCGCAATTTGGCTTCAATATGCGATAGCACTCTTCAACGTACTTCTGAATCAATTCCGGGTTCGAGTCGTTCTGAATCGGGGTGCAGAAGTCGTGTTCTTTGTTCTGCCTGTGCCCCGTGGCATAATTGATTAGGTACGGTGGATCTGACACAATCAAGTCTACGGATTCATCCGCCATCCGGCGCATCCCGGTAATGCAGTCAGACAGGTACACCGTATCCGACTCAATTACGGGGGGGGGAGACTGCGAAGCGCACGTTTCGCCGTTGGCATGAACACGCATGGTATCAAGCCACGGATGACCGCTGCGGAGTCCCGTACAGGCAACGCTTTCCAGCGCCTTACCGCAGACGGGGCACACGCCCGCTGTCATACCCACGCCCCCATTCGCGGCATCGCCGCCAGCATCAGCTCCTTCGCCTGTGTAGCCACTTCCCTCATCTGCGGATGCGCTGCCTCCGAGCAGCGCAAACGGAAGAAGTGCAGCCATTCTTCAACCGTCGCAGTCATCACGACCTCGGTTTTCAGACAGGTCGGCAATACCGCACGCGCCTCCTGCGCCGTTGCGCCGATGTTCAGCAGGTCAAAATAGTACCGTTCCGCCATGACAGCGGCCTCTATGAATGTCCCATATGCGGCTGAATCAGGGCCGAAGCAGGCGGGCTGAATGACTGCGATTTCACCGCCAAAGTCCCCGCGCTGGTAGTTGCAATAACGAGTGCTCTCCTGACAGAAGGATGCGGGGCGGTGACGCACTAACTCGTGCGACGCACCGCGGTCGCAGGTGAACCAGCAGGTCAAGCAGACGTGCTTCCTGATTTCATGACCATTCGTCAGGTCGCCGGGATGCAGTATCCATGCCTCTTCCTCGCCAGCCGAGAACACACTGCCAAGCAAGTCCGAAAACAGTACGCTGTATGCCTCCAAGATGCAGTAAACCGCATCTGGTATGCGGGTATTCGTCGCAGCGCACACGCGCAGCACATCTCGCCACGCCCGCACATTGCCGGAAACGATGTTTTGTGCATCAGCGTGAGTTTTTCGGATATATGAAGCCGTACCTGTCCGCTCAAAGGCTTCGTCCAAAGCGGAAAGCCACGCGCCCGAACCACCGTCAGGATCCTTGCCCATGCCGATTATCAGATTCCCGTGCTCCAGCACCGCTTCGTGCCCGCGTTTGATAATGCGCTGGATGAATCCCTTATGGCTGTTAGACGTAATCTTTCCCTCAGACTTGTAGCAGACACGCCCGCACAGCTCAACGCGCCGCATTACATCCTCAGGAGAGATGGGCTGTTCCAGCAGCAGAACAGACGGCTTGACGATCCTCATTCGCCATCACCGCCTCTCGATGCCGCCAACGCAGCCATTACCACCAACACAACGGGATACAACAGATAAATCAGCGCAAATTTCCAATCCACAGTCAGCGCGAGATACAGCGGCAGTCCGAGGATAGTAAGCGCCAGCGCGGCGATTACTATGACGAAACTCCACATGACGATATTTTCAACCAGCCTCTTGAAAAACTCCGTATCGTGCATATTCCTACCTCCAATCAGTCCTTCGTGAAAAACGCACCAACCCATCCGTCCGCGTTAAGCGGCAAGCCGGGCGCCCACGAAACGGGTTCCGACATAATGCGCTCGACCAAATGCAGCATGTTTTCAGGCGTGTCAAAGGGTGCAATGTCGATGACCACCTCGTCATGTACATGAAACACCACTGGCAGTCCTGCCGCTTCGAGTCTGTCCAGTGCCCCAGCAAGGCAGTCGCGCGCGATAGCCTGCACACAGTTTTCAACCAGCTTGCCGCCATAGGTTTCAATATTTTTCCACTTTTTTGTTTTCTGGTCCATGCCCATATACGCAATAGATGGGCGGCCCCACTGATTTGTGCCCAGAGACGGGTTGATGTAGTACAACTTGCGGCTGGAGGGCAGTGTAATTGTCATGCAGGAAACGCCCTGCACTACGTCATACTCACGGGCAAACACAACGTTACGCACTCTGGCCGTGCCGCCGCACTGTATCACCTGTACAGCCGCCGCATCCATCGCGTACCACAGGTCACGAATTTTGGAGTTGGCCTCCCGCCAGCGTTCTACGATGTCCGGCAGCTCGTCCTCCGTCAACCCCATGTCCAGTGCGCCCATGTTGATAAGCGCCCCGGCGGATCCCTGATAGCCCAGCGCCAGCTCTGCGACCTTGCCCTTCGCGCGCAGGGCATACTCTGGATTGCCCTTTTTAATGCGCTCAATGGGCACGCCGAACATCTGTGACGCGCTTGCTTCGTAGATTTTGCCGTGTGAACGGAACACCTCAAGCCGCCATTCTTCGCCCGCCAGCCACGATATGACGCGAGCCTCAATAGCCGAGAAGTCCGCGTCTATCAGCACATGCCCCTCCGGCGCTATAAAGGCTGTACGGATAAGCTGAGAAAGTGTATCCGGCACAGACCCATACAGCACGCGCAGAGCATCAGCGTTCTTCTGCTCTACCAGCTTTCGCGCCACCTCAATCGCCTTCGTGTAGGTTCTCGGCAAGTTCTGGACCTGCACCAGTCGTCCAGCCCAGCGTCCCGTGCGGTTCGCACCGTAGAATTGGAGAAGCCCGCGCACGCGTCCGTCACCGCAGACACACGCTTCAATCGCATCATACTTTTTGGTGGAGGTTTTACTTAGTTCCTGACGGATTTCAAGCATACGCTGAACCTCGGCACTGTTACCTTCCTTTGCCAGCAGACGCGAGACCGTTCCCTTGCGCAGGTCTTTAATTTCTTCATCATCCATCTCCGCGTTCAGCCATTCGGCAAGCTGCTTGACTGAATTAGGATTACGAATGCCGGAAACCGCAACAGCTTCGGCGGTAAAGTCGCGCTTGACACGCGCTCCCACATCCAGTGCGCCTCGCACCAAATCAATGTCCACCGCCACGCCGCGGGAGTTAATCATCAGATCGACCTCCCACTGATGCTGTACCCATTCAGGAACAGGAAAAGCGCTCAGGCGGCGCTCAATTTCCATCTCCGTTACCACGTCCTGACGGTTGTACTCTTTGAACAGCTTCCACTTGTCAGAATCGTGGTGCGGTAGATTGCGTGTGCGCCCACCATTCGCCCGTGAAGGCTTGCAGGGTACACAGAAATAGCGAATCAGGGCTTTACCTGCCGCGTTCTTCTGCTTGTCATCCGGCAAGCCGAGCGCCTTGCCCGTTGCGTCCAAACCCGCCGTGTACCCGCAATACAGACCGTGAAACATAGTGCAGCGCCACTGTGACGGCTGCATACCACCGTAAACCTTTTGCAAGGCGCCGTACTCAAAGTGGGCGTTATAGGCGTGCTTAATATAGTTGGGATCCGTTAGCGCGGGAATCATCCAGTCAGGAAGTTTTTCCCCACACGCCAAATCAACCACCTGTACAGGAGCACCGTCAAGAGAATAGGCAAACAGCAGGATTTCAAAATCAGGGCTTTCGATATATTTCCAGCTTCCCGTTTTCTTAATAGATTCACTGGAAAAGGTTTCAAGGTCGATGGAAAGGTGATGCGGCATCTTGCACCCTCCCTTAGTCCAAATACGGAAGCGACGTGCGGATGTCTGCTGGAACGTTGCCGTTCCAGACAAAAGAGTTTTTCAGCACATATTCGTTATAGCTTGCCGCCGTTTTGTTTGCGCGCATCTTCGCCTGTTCAGCCCATGACAGCTTTTCTGCATTTTCGCTGTCTTTGTACTGCTGGTAAATCAGGCTGTCACTTGTGTAACTTGTCATCATTGCGCGGCAGGTGTCCTCAACCTGCTTACGAGTGCTGTACGCTGTCGCATCATCAGCCTTTTGGACGACAAAAAACCATGAGTTCCACATGGCGCGTCCAACAGGGAAGCAGGAGAAGAAAACCGTGCAGAATAGCAGAACGACCATCAACAGACACAGCAAACCAACAACGACCTTATTCATCTGCCACACCTCCTTCGTACCGAACAACCGGACTATCAACGATGAAGGGAATGTCGGAGTAAAGGTACTCGCCCGTCCATTCTATATATTTTCCATCCGGGGTGAAGAAGAAAATGCCGTCATCATTCTCACCATAGCTACCATCCACGTCAGCCAGCCACTTGTTATACGCCCGGAAGTCGCCGCCTAAATACTCGTAGTATTCACTGTCCGGGGACAAGAAGCTATTCAGGCTCGTTACCTTTCCGTCTACCACGAAATTGCCGACAACAGTATTCCCGGCAAAGAGCACGATATAGCCCAGCGGTTTTTCAACCGCACACATGAGCGCGTTTGCCTTTTCGCGCTGACCATTAACCCAGTAAGCACGCCGAATCAGGTTATACCGCTCCAGCGAGTAGCTGATGTCCGTTGGTGTAGGCTGGTTGGCCGTCAGGGAATTTGCCACCGCCATCTGTGCCTGAACATCCGCTTTCGTGCCGCTTACGGTAGGAGTGTCTGAGCAACCGGTCAGCACCAGTAACGCCAGTAACGCCAGTGCGATAACCACAATCAGGCTGACCACGCGAACCGTCTTTTTCATACGTTTTTCCTCCCTGCAATGATTGCCAATGAGTTCTCAAGCTGTACGCCGCGCTTAACAAGTTCGGCTTTAACCGCTTCGCCCAGCGGAGAAGAAAGGGCGTAGTCAATCAGTTCTGCTTCTGACATGCTCGTCACATTAGCAATGGACTGTTTTACGTCCTCCGTCTTACGCGGAAGCCATACGCGCTCTGCATACTCGCCACTGTCAATGTCGGAAACAAGCATTGCCATCGTGCGATCTGGACGACGAACGAACATGCTGAACAAATTCATCAGGTGAATGGTAGTCATTTCTTTAATCTGGATTTCTTCGCCAGTGGCGGTCGTCCAGCTGTCGGCACAATCAAAACGAGTTTTCACACTTTACCTCCTAAAAAAGGAGCGCCGGGATTTAGACACACAGTCTCCCGGCGCTCCGTCGTCGTATTACATCGGCTGGCCGGTGATAGGGTTGATTGCGCGCCCGGTCACGGGGTCAACAGGCGGCACAACCGAATTGCCGATGCCCGCAAAGTCTGCGGCGGCAGATGCACCACCGGACAGCGGTTCACCCTCGCGGGTTTTCAGCACATTGCCGAGTCCGCAGCCCACGCCGCGATTGCCGGACTGCGAATAGCCGAAGAAACGAAGGGTCACACGGCCGTACATGCCGCTGTAAATGTCCTGTGGGGCAAGCTCCGCGTTGATATTGTCAATACCGACAACCTGCGGTTTCTGCTTTGTAGAGGCAGTCAAGACCCAGTGCCCCTTGCACTCCGAGCCGAAAGGCAGACCGTTTTTGCGCGTACCGTCGCCGTCCCACACGATGGAATCGAAGCGGGGACGCACACCGCCCCACAGCTTGCCCACGGCGTCCCGCGCCGCCGCCTCAATAGAAGCGTCGATGTCCGCTTTGGTAGCAACGTCGGTCTTGGGAATGAGAATGGTGACGGAATACTTGGGGTCGCCCTGTCCGCTCAGGGGCGCACGGGGCTGAATCAGGTTGCAGTAGGAAAGGCGAACTTCGCCGGTCAAGACTTTCTGAGCATCATTCTGATACATGATAGAATCCTCACTTTCTCAATTTACAGTTCATTTTGTAGCATTCTCACAGCTTCGTTGTACCTTTTTATCGACACCCTGCCACTCGTCCACGGACGGCATAGTTCACGCTCCTGCGCATCTGCCAGCACGTCCAGTGCATCTCGAATGACATTCTGATAGTGCTCTTGCAGCCCATAGGTGCGGTCACATTCACCGGGGCACAGGTCGAGGTCAAAGCACAGATTCGTCACCGTGTCTCGGAAATAGTCAGCCGCATCTCCACCCAGTTTGTCATCCAGCAGCCACGCAAAACGCTCTGGGCAGTCAATGTGAACCGTTTCGCCGCCAACGTTAAGTACGAGGTTTTCCTTCTGGTAAAGCGGCCCGTCTCGCACGTCAGCCATCCTGCACCACCCCGGCAAAGTCCACGACGGCGGAGCTATACGCCGCGCGCGGATCTTTCTCATCCGTCAGTGTAGCCTTGCCCTTTGGCTTCACAATCTGGTCTCCGAGCAATTCAGCAAAGCGCTTTGCGCCCACGATCTTTTCAAGCTGAGCAAGCGTTTTCGGCTCGTAGTCGTAGATAACCGCCTTGTCAAAGCCCGAATCCATCAGCTTTTGCAGTGCCGCATCCGTATCACGGAAAGCGCGAACGCTGCGCCCCTCGACCACCTTGTAGCCGGGAATCTCTTTCCCGTCCAGAATCGCTTGCAGGGCATAACTCCGCAACCCTTCGTACCATTCGACCAGATTTGCGCCTCTGGTCAGCAGGTCACCAACCTCCGCATCCGTCAGAACGGGCGGCAGTCCCAGCACTTTGCGTGCAGCGGGGTCGAGCGGATTCTGCGCCTTATCCGGCGTGATGCAATCCTTAAAATCCTCCAAGGCGGTATTGAGCTTTGCCCGTGCTGGGCAAACGTCGCGCCCGCGGCAGAATTTACAGTGCGCACCTGCGCAGAACTCGCCATCGCCGTTGAAAGCCTTTTGCGCCGCAGGCTTGACCACGTTTTCTCCCCATGCCAGAAGCTCATCCACGGTCATCTCGCATTCTTTCACATCCTGCGTGACGCGAGGCTGTACAATCGCCATAGATACCCGCTTGATTTTGTCCCCGAAAACAGGCGTATACCGTTTCAGCGCTCCCAGCGCGTAAAGCATCATTTGCGGATTGCCCTCCGCCTCTACGACAACGCCCTGACCGTGCTTGTAGTCCGTGATGTGCAGGGTGTCACCGCCGATGATGATGCAGTCGCAGGTACCAAAGCCCTGCGGCACATAGTCGGACAAGTCAACTCGGACTTCCATGTTGACGTGCGGCATCCCCTCGTATCTCATGCAGACCCCGTACAGATACAGGACGTATGACTCTGCGGTAGTCAGCATTTCGGGCTTGTAAAGCGGATGTTCTTGCAGCTTTTTCAGCTCACTGTTGAATTTCCGTGTGCTCATGACGGTGAACTTCTTGCGGGCATACAGCTCGCAGATGCTATGCGCCAACGTTCCCTCCTCCGCATACTCTGACGTTTTCGGGGGAAACTGCATTTCATACGTCGGCGCGGCTGTACATTTCAGCCAGCGATGAGCCGCAGACGCGCTGAGTAGCGCGTGCTTTGCTGGAGTGGCCATCAGTCGTTCCCCCCCCCTTAAATGTTGGCGCCCATCGAACGCAAGCAGTCAGCGAAAGACGCGTACTGATCTTCGTGGAGTAGCGTAATGGCGGCCACGCCGAAGTTCTGGAGCGCGTTGATGAGCGCGTCCATCTTCCCGGCGTCAACCAGCTTCGCACCGGCAAGGGACAGGTCATCCAAGGTAATGCGCTTTGCCGCCGCAGGCGCTTGCTGCTGTGCGGGAGCGGATGCCGTGGTCGCGGTGGGGGTCACAGAGGCCGCTGCTGGCGCAACAGGCGCGGGGGCGGAAGCAGTCTGCACAGGCGGCTGAACGGGTGCTGCGGGGGCCACAGGGGCCGCCACGGGCGCGACAGGCGCGGACGCCTGAACGACAGGAGCTTCCTGCTTCACGGCTTCGACAGCAACAGGCTCCTTTTCGGCGATAGCCTGCGCAAGATTGTTGATGGCCTCAGCAATGCCGGGAATATCAACGGTCACTTTAAACTCAATCATCTTTCAATTTGCCTCCTTGAGTCTTTTTCTCGGACAACCATGCTTCAAACCGCTGCTGATTTTCAGGATTCTCGTAGAAACGCCGAACAGCGTCAAGCAGGGTGGCGCACAGCACTCGCGTATCAGCAGCGGGTAACAGAACCTCAGCCCTGTCCATCGTTATCAGCGGCTTCGTGCTCCAGACGAGCCAGAGCGTCCATGATCTTTTTCTGCGTCGCGCTGTCACCCTTTTTACCGTGAAGCACAGTGGACAGATAGCTCTCCGTATAGCCGCACTCAGCGGCCAGCCGCCTACCAGTAATCTCGGCAACGTGCATCCTGCCCACCGCGTCGGCGATCCACTTGTCTAACAAGCCCTAAACCTCCTTTTCGCAAAAATTTTTTTTATCTGGACAGTTGAAAAAATTTAACTCTTGCGGTATAATCAAATTGCCACACCTGATGTCACCGCTGAAAAGACTCCTTTTGCGGGGGCTTCCTTTTCGTAGCCAAATTTCTTTAGCTGTCCTCTGCATTATAGCGCAAGAAATTTAGCCTGTCAAGTGTTCTGGCAAAAAATATTTTGCTGGCGGAGGAAGTGTAAATGACCTTCTATGAACGATATGAGGCCCTGTGCCGCGTGCGCGGTATCGACCCGTGTTCACAAAGCACTGCTGAAAAGCTGGGCACGACCCGCTCTAACGTCTCGTACTGGAAAAAGGGTACAAAGCCGAATGTCGAAATCGTGCGCAACGCAGCGAATTTGCTCCAAACGTCTGCGGATTATCTGCTGGGCCGCACCGATGATGATACGGATTACACGGTAGATCAAAAGCGCAACCCGTCTCTGCCAGAGGATGTTACTACTATGCTTTCTGGGCTCGACAGCGCGGACCTCGAAAAAGTTATGATCTACGCCCGCGGTTTGCTGGACGGGGACAAGTATCAGAAACGCCGTCCGCGGTAAAGCAGGAAGTGCTTCTGGCACGAAATAGAAAGGGGCAGACAATGAGAGTATCCGTAAACTTAAACGCACAAAAGCCGGATACCACGACAAACGCCGTCATTTATGCCCGCTACTCTTCCCACGGACAGACAGAGCAGTCCATAGAAGGACAGCTCGCCAAAGGGCATGAGTACGCGGCAGCGCAAGGATATACCGTCGTACACGAATACATCGACCGTGCCATGACAGGTCGAAACGATAACCGAGAGGCTTTTCAGAAAATGCTTTCCGACACTGGAAAGCATCAGTTTCAGGTTGTTATCGTCTGGAAGGTTGACCGCTTCGGCCGCAACCGTGAAGAAATTGCGTTTAATAAGCACACCTGCAAGAAAAACGGGGTAAGGGTGGAGTACGTCGCGGAAAGTCTCCCAAACTCACCGGAAGCCGTTATTCTGGAGAGCGTACTGGAGGGTATGGCGGAATACTATTCCATCCAGCTATCGCAAAACATCCGTCGCGGACAGCTTGAAAGCGCGAAAAAGTGTCAGTGCGTCGGTGGATCAGTCCCATTGGGATACACGCTTGACAGTGATAAACATTTTGTTATCGACCCGCAGACCGCACCCGTTGTCAAAAAGATTTTCGACCTGTACGCAGAAGGGGCAACCATTTCAGAAATCACAGGACAGCTAAATGAACAAGGCATTCGTACCATCCGGAAGCAGCTATTCACGAAAAACAGCCTGACAAAGCTACTGAAAAATGAAAAGTACATCGGCGTATACACCTACAAAGACATTGTACGCGTGGAAGGAGGCGTTCCAGCTATTGTGGACAAAAGCACGTTTGACAGGGTGCAGGAACTTCTCAAGATAAACCGGCGCGCTCCGTCTCACACATGGACAAAAGTCGAATACCTGCTGACCGATAAGCTGTTCTGCGGTCATTGCGGATCCCCGATGGTTGGGGAAAGCGGTTTCAGCCACACGGGCGCTAAGTACAGCTATTACGGATGTATCAAACGACGGAGAGAAAAAGCCTGTGATAAAAAGCCGGTGCGGCAGGACTGGATTGAGGCGCTGGTGCTGGACGAGACGGTGAAATTGCTACACGACGATGAGCTGATGGAGTACATCATAGACCGGACGTGGGAGTATTACCAAGTCACCGATAAAGTGCAAGAAGAAAAAGCTGTGCTTGAAGCACAGCTTGCGGAAGTGGACAAAGCTATAAACAACCTTGTGCGAGCCATAGAGGCGGGCATCTTCAATGCCGCTACAAAGTCCCGCATGGATGAACTGGACGCGCAGAAAGCCGCCCTGACCGCTTCTCTGGCCGATTTGGAGCTGACCTCCGGCATCCGCATCACGCGAGACCATATCGAGTACTTCCTCTTGCGGCTACGGGATCTGGACGTTAAGGACAGGGAGTGTCAGAAGCGCCTTGTGCAGACCTTCGTCAATGCCGTTTTCATCTACGACGATGGGCGCGTCAAAATCACCTATAACTATTCCGGTCAGTCGAGCACCATCACCCTCAACCAGATTGCCAGCGCAGAAAAGGGAAAAGGGTTCGTATGCTGCTTGCCATGCTCCACCACACGCACCGTCATGTAATCTCTTTCCGTATTTAGCAGCTCGCCATGTAACCTTTGTATCTCAGTTGTATTGCATTGTGTTTTTTGTGTTTTTCTGCAAAAAAATCCGTGTTTTTTTACATTCAGCACTTTTCTTTTTCTCTCATCCGTGATAGAATAGAAGCGTGAATACTTCTTATTGTGCAGTCGGACGTCAGGCAGCAGCAATTTGAAAGTTCATACTATTTCAAAATGAGATGCGCCGAGATGCTCCGCGAATTTGGAAATAGTATCAGTTTCTCCTTACGCTTGTTTTGTCGAGTTTTCACTTCCATTTTTTGCCGTCGATTTTGAAGGAGGTTTTCCCCGTGGATGATGCGAAACGCCCTGCGCCAGAAACCGTCAATTTCTCACCCTGCCGAGTTGTGAGCGTCCGCGCTGTACCCGCCGCAAGCCCGAACTTCGCGCCGGTGTACTGCCTAATGACGTCGGAGGTGGATGGTTTCCCCATACAGCAGGCAATTCCGCTCATCCCGCTTGGCGGAGCGGTGCAGGGCGCACAGACAGCGCAAGACGTTCGACCCGCACAGCCCATGCCTTCCGTGTCGTCGTCCACTGCATCCGCCCGTCCGAAGCCGCCTCAGCTGCCCCTGCCGAAATCGCAAATCCCGACGCAGTGGGAGATTTCCAGTCTGCTGTCGTCTCTCGGCGTGCCTGCGCGTCTGTCCGGCTTCTACTATCTGGTGGATGCGATTCTGTATCTCCTGTGTCAGCCCATTGAGACGCGCTGCATGACGATGGAAGTCTACCCGACCGTTGCGCGGCGATACAGCACGTCGCCGCTGGCGGTAGAACGCGCGATTCGCACGGCCATCAACCAATCGTGGCAGGAGCAGAACATTCCGCTTTACTGCGCCCTGTCGGGGCGGAATCCCGCGCCGCATGAACCGCGCCCCACGACGTGCGAGTTTGTGGCGAACGTGCTGATGTTCCTGCGGATTCATCTGGCGGAGCTGAAGAAGTGA